ACACCATTATTATACTAGGAGGTGATTTAGGTGTTTGAAGAATTTACGGAAGATTACTTTATGGATCAGGCGAGAGCTCTTGGTGAAGAATACGGGGTGGATACCAGACAGGGAAGCTTATTCATGGATGCTGCCACAGGTCACTGCATCCGTATTGCAAAATTCATGAATGATCTCAGTACAGCCTTTGAAATGCTGGCAGTTGATACCTGCACCGGAGATGTTTTGACGGAAAAGGCGGCTCAGGATGGCATTTACAGACAAAGTGCCACTCCATCCTACTATGAAGTTTCATTTACTGGCACAACTCCGGAACTTGGAAGCAGGTTCTTTGTAGAATCCTGCTACTTCAAGCTTATATCGAAGGATGACAGGTTTTTGTTGGAGTCAGAAGTCCTTGGAACTGCGACCAATTCTGTCCTGCCCGGACAGAATGTCGTGCCAGTCTACGAAGTCAACGGTCTTGAAGCATGTACGCTTGGTTCTCTTTATATTCCGGGAGCTGAGGAAGAAACAGACGATGATTTAAGAAGCAGATGGCAGGAAAAGAAAACAGGACCGGCACAGAATAATAATCGTTCACAATACAAAGTCTGGTGCGAGGAAAGAGCGGGTGTGGGCAGGGCACACATATTGCCGTTGTACGGAGGCGAAAATACCGTTAAGGCTGTCATATATTCCACAGAGGGCGGAATCCCCGCTAAGAGCATATTAGAGGACGTACAGAGTTATATTGATCCGATTGTGGAAGGGTATCAAGTTACTGTCAACGGCAAGGCTCTTACGTTCAGTGATGGCTTAGGAGATGGGGTATCTGATCTGGGAGCTCATTTTCTGGCGGCTGCTCCGGAGGCGGTTGATATTTCGGTATCATTCAGTGCAGATTTGAAAAGCGGGTACAGCAAGCAGACAGCACAGACGGAAGTCCAGAATGCAATCAAGACTTATTTCAAGACACTGGTTGTCGATGGAGACGAGGATATTACTGTGAGAGTGTCCTCAATTGGTTCACTGATTGCGTCGGCAGAAAGCATATTAGACTATGTTCCTGCTTCTCTGAAGCTCAATGGCTCTACTGAAAATGTAAAGGTAGGGAAGGAGAGCACACCTGTTCTGAAGGAGGTGCTGATCGATGCTTAGTACAGTATTTTACAATCAGCAAAGAAGCGGATACGAGGAATTACTTTCCTACGGTCCGCTTTTTTATCGGGATTTGTTGGAAATGGACACCAACTACAGATTTGCAGGAAAAACGCTTGATGTAGGTGCGGAAGGGCTTGAAAAGCTTATGCAGGATCAGTTCATCGATACTGCAGATGAGGAAACGATAAGCCGGTGGGAAAAATGGCTCAATCTTCTTCCTGATTCACAGACAGATCTCGAATACAGAAGAAAAAGGGTGAAGCTGTTCTGGAATGGCGGAGACAAGTTTTCCGGTTCACTTATTAAGAGCATAGTGAAGAATTATACAGGATGTGATGAAACTCCATCCGTAAGAATGACAACAAGACTTACCATTTCGGTACAGATAAAAGAGGAGAATCAGGTATATATATCAGACCTTGAGGCTCTGATAGAGAAAATGAAGCCAGCACATATCCTGGCAGAAGTCCTGCTCATAAGCACCACAAAGATAAAGTTCCATACCAATATCACACATTATGTATTTCCATATGAATTGTGTGGAACAAAGCCGGATATAGCAACCGTAGGTGCATACATTCCATCCGGCATGAATGTCGGCACAATCAGCAATGATGTGGTATATCCGCATATGCCAAGTGACGAAAACATGCTCGCAGGAACGTATCCAACAGATACCACCAAGGGCATGGTTCTTGAAAATGGTGTAAATATACGTACCAGTTCATCTGATATGGTCTACGGTCATTTACCGAGCTCAGAGGAGCAGGAAGCCGGCACATATCCGGAGAACACCACAGTAGGTATTTCTTACGAGGATAAGATTACTATTAGCACAAATGAGAGTTCCGCATTGATAGCATACGAACAATGTGGAACCAACCCTGATATTGCTACATTAGGTCAGCAGAGCGAAAACAAAGTTTCATTTGGAACTTCCGAAAGCTCTGCTGTTTTAACATATGTAGAATGCGGTACAAATCTATGTGGAGAGGAGGGATTGTAGTGGCTTGGCAGAAAACCTTTTTGGATAAAAACCGCAGATGGTGGCTGCGCAAGATTGCCCGAGCACAGTATTATGCTTCGGCAACAGGGAAGTGGTACGAAGGACGATTCACTGAAAAGAGTATGTCTGGAAATACCATGACATTCAAAATCGAGACAACCGATGAAATGTCAATAACGATTACCAAAGTACGACTGCTTGATGCAGACGGAGACGTTGCGTATGAAGGCAACCGGTCTATTGTCAAGAGCTCAACGGAAGGCGCGTTGATCCAGATCGACGTGCCTATGGTAGAAGAATAGAAGGAGGAAAGACATGTTTGACAGAATGCTTTGGCAGGACAATGTAAGAGATCCTGCAAGAACATACAAAGCTACTCAGAATGCGGACGGAACTGTGACAATGGAGCCTGCCGGGAAACTCATGCAGCAGGGCACCAATCAGAGTGCAGAGAACTTCAACCGCATGGAGGAAGCTATCCAGGATTCACAGATTGCACAGCAGATTATCTTTCAGCATCAGCTTCAGTTTGAAGCCGATCACGAAGAAAGAGTAAGCGGGCTTGAGGCGGAGAACATTGTGGAAACGGGTACTGTTACCCTTACCAACACCTTGAAGTATCCGTTCAATAACAGCGATAAGACCATAAATCTTACCAAGACAAGGAAAACAACTAACTACCTTGTAGAGGCAAGGGTGACGGGCTTTTCCGGTGGGCTTCCGGGGGAATTATCGGTATCAGATAAGGCTCTTAACGGATTCAAGCTTGGATTTGACGGAAGTGCCACATCAGTAACAGTTAAATACATTGTAAAAGGAGGAATTCTTTCATGAAAATTGTAGAGAAAAACGCAGGCACCAAGATCGATTTCGAAGTGAGCGGTACCAAGATCACGTTCGCTGACGAGCTTATGTTGAATCTGGCCAAGCTCCAGAAGGATGAGCCAGAGCATAAGGATATCTGTTTTGATGATGATGGAGATCTTGTAATCGGCACAGCATCCGGAAAGTGGTATGTGGCAGAAGTCGATATTCCGGCCAAGGAATATGAGGAGCATGAGACAGAGGGCGAAGATGGAGAGAAAGGCATCCAGATGGTTGCAAAGCCTCTTAACATGGATGATGTCACACTTACACTTTGGAGCGTTGATGAGAGAGAAAGAGTAGAGGAGGTATAAGCACTATGGCAAATTTTGATTTAGCAGCAATGGCACTTAAAGCGGTGTGCCCTACAAATGATATTCTTTATGATGATAAGGGGCTTCCTTCCGTCATGGTTAAAATCCCGAAATTCAAAATCTCACAGGTTATCCCTGGCGGAGCAGATTCCGTACATCCTGCCTTTATCGTCAATGGGCAGGAAGTTGATGCAATCTACATTTCCAAGTACCAGAATATTGTGAACAACAACAGAGCGTACAGCCTTCCTTGTGAGGACCCTAAGACTTCTGTTAATCTGGATCAGGCAATCAGCTACTGTACACAGAAGGGCGACGGATGGCACCTTATGACAAGGGCTGAATGGGCGGCAATCGCTTTGTGGTGCAAGGCAAATGGCTGTCTGCCTAAAGGTAATAACAACTATGGCAAAGATGCTTCTGAGGGTGGCTATAAAGCAATTCCTGCTCCAGGAGTAAATGATTCCGGAAGAACAGCCAGAGTATTGACCGGAACTGGTCCTGTATCATGGAGCCATGACGGCACTCTGGAGGGTATCTGGGATTTGAATGGAAACATCTGGGAGTGGAATGGCGGTTCCAGAACTGTAAAAGGAGAACTGCAGGTGCTTGTTAATAACAATGCTGCGGATCTCGACCATTCACAGGCAGCATCCAGTGCACAGTGGAAAGCCATTGATGCGACAACCGGAGCGTACATTACCCCGAACGGATCTGGAACTACAGCGAACTCTATTAAGCTCGACTGGGTATCTGGCAAGATTACCTATTCTGCAACAATCACCACTCAGGCTGACACTTCTCGTGATTGTGCTTTCGCAAGCGTTACCTGTGCGTCTTCTGTATCAGCGGCAGCTCAGGCGGTGTTAAAGGCATTGGCCTTTCTGCCTGCAAGTGCGACTGCATCTGAATACGAAGACGACCATATGTGGATGAACAATGGAGCCGACGAGAGAGCGTTCTTCTCTGGTGGCGGTTGGTACAACGGTGCTGATGCGGGTCTGTTCGCCTTGGGCGGCAGCAATCCCCGCTCGCTCTCGAACTGGGGCCTCGGCTTCCGCTCCGCTTATGTAGACCTGCCTACTGAGTAATGTGTTCTGTCTACCCCCACGATAG